TTTTAAAAAAATATCTACAGTAATTATAAAATGCACAAGTCCACTAATATAATTTACATGGTTGTCATCGCTCTGGTTATTGTTATTCTATTCAGCAGGATGTTCGGTAGTAGCTCAAAGTATAGTCTCGGTCCAACCATGTACTCGTCTGACCTCATGGTAAAAAGTAACGCTGGCGAGCCTTTTGAGATGCAGAATCTTCCATATAAGTTGGAGTGTGTACCAGGGCCACAGGAGACAGCTTCCCCTTACACAAAGTCTTTGACACCGGGTGGGTACTGCGGAATCCAGGAATTTGTCAACTCTCAGGCAAACTACGTAATTACCGGCGGAATCGGTGAATCTCTTCTCTCGTAAATAAAAAACACAATATTAGTAATAATGGATATCGAAGTCAAAAATGTTTTTGTTACTTCGGAAAATAGAGATATCACCCAGTTTCCTTATGGAAACGCGTACACTCTCTACTTGACGAATCCCATTAAAAACATTAAAAAAGTTGAACTCTTGTACGCATCAGTGCCAAACACATTGTTTAATTTAACAAGCAACGCAAACTTTATTGCTTTCAGCAACATCACAACTCAGGTGATGAGCAACATCAGCAATCTTGCGAGCTTTTCAATCGCCCAGGGATTTTACGGCTCTTCTGGTATCGCATCTGAAATCACAAATGCTATCAGTAACGTGACAGCAATTACTATCAGTTATCTATCAAGCGAAGGAAAGTTTCTTTTTACGAGGGGTTCTGGAACAGGGCCGTTTAGCATGTGTATCAAAACTGACGAAGCTGCAAAGTTATTAGGATTTTCAGCGTCAGATGTAAATACTGTTATATCTTCGTCGAATGTACTAGTTCAAACATCTAATATTGTACCCATATATTCCGATAATGTCACTTTTAGAGGAAATGAGTTTATAAAGTCAAAAACTATAGCTGATCTAAACGTGGCTGAAGGTGTATTTCTTGATGTTGAAGAACTTCGTACAACATGTAATGAAAATGCCGATAAACTGGCAACGGATCTCGATACAACGTCAGGTCAGACTCCTTCGAGATCCCTCGGCATCATACCACTTGATGTAGTTAGTGGATCTGTTAAAAAGTTTAAAAAATCAACTGATTACGACTTGGTTGTTTCGTATCCGTACCCAATTCAAAAGGTGAACAAGTTGACTGTAAAGTGGCTTGATAAGACTGGACAGATTGTGAGTTTTGGGGGATCCGATGATAACTCATTTTTATTGCGGTTTCACGTGATACCCGAAAATAAAAAATATTAGAAGAATATAAATGTCTGGAGGAATTACTCAGCTAGTTGCCATTGGTGCTCAGGATGCCCATTTGGTTGGTAATCCTGAGGTTTCATTCTTCAGGTCAACATACAAAAGACACACAAATTTTTCACAAACCACAGAACGTCAGGTTATTCAGGGAAATGTTTCAAACAATGGAACTTCAACTGTCCGTTTTGAACGCAAGGGTGACTTACTTGGATATGTGTATCTCACGATTAGCGATGGGACTCAATCTCTTCAATTAAGTGATATCGTTGCCCCGCTTAATCCACCAGCTTGGACCGATTTGGTTAGCAAGGTTGAACTTCTCATCGGTGGTCAGGTTATAGATGATCAAGATTCTCTATTTTCTTCAAATATAGCACCAGATGTCTTCGCCCAGAACATGACCAAGTCAAAACAGGGTGTTCAGGCAGACCGCTTTTATCCACTTCGTTTCTTCTTCTGTGAAAACTGGCAGAGCTCACTACCTCTCGTGTCTCTTCAGTATCACGATGTTGAGATTCGCATCACGTGGGGGGCTTATGCCGCAAGTTCCTATAAAACTATTGGTGACACGCTTAGGTGGGATTGCTACTCAAACTTTACGTATCTTGATACCGATGAGCGCACGGAACTCGCCAACAAGCCCCAAAACTTTCTCATTTACCAGATTCAAAAGTCAGTCGCCTCGCAATCAAAGGTTCAAGAGCTTGTATTTAATCATCCTATCAAGTTCTTGGCGTCATCTAACATCAATGGTAGTAATTCGACACTCACAAAGTTTAGTATATTTTCTGCCGATAATAAAATCAAGTTTCAAATTAATGGTACCGATATTTCAGACTTTAAGTTTGCGACTCCAAACTTTACTGCTGTTACCACATATTATCATGTGCCTTACGATGATGATAACTCGGGTGACTTATTTTTGTATCCATTCTGCCTTGATACATCAAAACTCCAACCAACTGGCACCCTTAACTTCAGCAGGCTCGACTCTGCCAGACTAATCAGCCAGACTGACAATATATGTGACAACATTTACGCATGTAACTACAACATTCTTCGTATTCAAAATGGGATGGGTGGTCTTATGTATGCAAACTAAAATATTTAATTAAAATAACAAATGAACAATCTCATTTTGATAGCAATTATAGCAATAGTAATATTTGTGCTTACATATGATCCCAAATCTGGAACACTCGAACGGTATCTTCAACCGTATGATCCTGACAAGAATAAAAAACAATGTCAGGATGAAGAGTTCAGAGCCAATAACCCCAATCAATGTAAGGACTCAAACTATGATGGAATACAATTTGCTCGATCAGCATTCATGAATCCCATGCCAACTAACTCTAAAATGGGTGCGATAATAAAGCCTTAAAAAGTTTCAGGTATATAGTAAATGTTTTCATTTGACAAAGATACCATGATATTAGGAGCTATTCTCGTAGCCTTGGCAGTTTGTTTTTATTTATTTAATGAAAATAAAAAGACAAAATCCGAATTAGCTTCAGTCAAATCTTTAATCAATAAACCACCCCCACCACAACCACAAATGAAACCAAATCCTAAAAAAGTTGAGTTTGTTGAACCTGAACAAGAAAGTGAAGAATAAAACATTTATAGATAATAGCTTATGAGCAATGAAGAACGAAGAACGACACAAAGTTTTAGCGATACCTGTAACGTTTACGGATGACAAACCTAAATTTTTAACAGTTAGAGATAGACGTTTTAAAGAATGGTTATTTATTTCTGGTGGATGTCGAAAAAGAGAAGTGTCAAATCCAATTCGATGCGCACTCAGGGAACTAGAAGAAGAAACCAGGGGAGTCGTAAATATTAAAAGTGGTATTTATACTTCATTTATATTTGAAACAACTGAACGCTCACAGGAAGAACTGGAAGATGATAGGAAAGATGGTATACATGTTACAATTGTGTATCATGTATTTATTTTTTTTATTAAAATTAATAGTATTGAACAACAAGAAATAGTCAGAAAATTCAATAGAGAAAAAGCAATTGTTGAGATTCGAAAAAAAGATAAACTTCCAATCAAAAGAACATATGATGAAAATGATTTCATGAGTTTTGATACTCTTGACTCATTTAATCGAAAGAACAGATGGGACCTCATAGTTAAAAAAGTAATAGATAATCCAGATTTTTATTCAGCCCTTAACTCGTTAAATAGAAAAAGTTTTAATATTAGACAACTATAATGGATTCGGTGTCAAAAAATAAGAGATACGCCATAAAAAGGCTAATAGATAATGATAAAACACTCATACCAAGTGATCTTGAAAAGTTCAAAATTATTGATCTTTTAAAGATGATTGAGGAGCAAAAAATTAAATCAAAACAAGTTATACGATTAGAACGTGAATTCGAACCAAAGTCTTTGTTATATTATTTAGGACTTGAGGAAGATAATTAAACAATATGAGTCTTATATGTATAAGTAAAATGTTCAAGGGATGGTGTGCGGCCCAGGGTTTCTCAACTTCAACCAATCTATCACATGTGCTTATGGACGGTGGTGTACTGTCGATCCCATTTGATAGACTGAATGAGTTTTATAGAGTGTATGTAGAGTGTGTAAAAGGTGGTGAGCGTGTGTTTGTGGTTGAACAAAAGACTGAAATTTATAATTTCTTTCTTGATATTGATTACAAAGATACCGAAGCTTTGTCACTAGAAAGGATTGAACAAATTTCCAAGATTATATGTGAAAAGGTTAACTCACTCGGTGGAGGTAACTGTCTTGTATCAATATCAAAACCCAAATTTCATGGGACACAAATAAAATCGGGAGTTCATCTAAACTGGCCAGACTTTCCAGTTGATCAAAAAAATGCTGTCTACTTACGAAGTCACATAGTAAACACTCTTATGAAACTGTATCCAACTGAAGTGTGGGAAAAAATTATAGACAATTCAGTGTATGGTAATCCTGACAAAGGTACAAAAGGTTCTGGGTTTAGGATGCCATGGTCTCACAAAAAGGGTAAACACGTAGAATGCTGTGGAAATGGGTGTCTCGTATGTGAAAACACCGGTAAACTTACAGAGGTTGAATATCTACCTGTTTTCATGTACAATTGTGAAGGACCTTTCAAATTGATGGAACGTGTAGATCATTCCGAACCTTCTGTAGAAACTTTACTTGCAGCAACAATTCGAACACAGTGTAAAACTTCTAAACTTATAGAACCACCCGATAATTTACCAAAAAAACGAGAAGGTACATTTACCCGTGACCAAATCAAAAATAGTGTAGAAGATACTGAACTCTCAGCGAGTCTTGTAAAGTTTATCAATGGCATGAGAGGTCATGAAAAAGTTAGAATAAATAAAATTTTTAAAAGTGACAAGAGTGATGCGTATTTCATAGGGACTGATTCAAGTTTCTGTGAAAACGCTGGGAAAGATCATAGTTCAAATCATGTGTGGTTCTTGATTCAGGAAAAGGATATGAAGATTGCTCAAAAGTGTTTTTGTAAATGTGAAGTTTTGAGAAAACACGGATTCTGTAAAGACTTTACAGGTAGAGAACATGAATTGACCCCAACTTTGAGAGATAAATTGTTCCCAAATAAAAAAAATGCTAAAATTAAGAGTGCTATCGCACCAAATGTATCTATTTATATTGGTGTTCCTAGTTTGCTTGATCGTATACTTTTATCCAAAACGAGATAGAGATCAATTGGCTCCCATAAAATATGAGGTTTACAAATATTCTGGACTTAACCCAGACTTGTATCACATGTTTTTAAATAACATGGATCTCATGAAACAAAATATACACTCTGTTGATTTATCAACAAACTACTTGTATAAAGCTGTAGATAATCTTCAGGATCTAGCACTCAACGCAAAAGGTGGAAGCACGGGCTTTATAGATGAAGTCCATGAAATTGCTAGCCGTCTAGGAAGCGAAGCTGAACTCATGATAATGGATGTTGCTCTCGAACAGGGTGTTCGTTTCAATCCAAAGTTTATAAAATATACTCCAGACACATTATTAAAAGAGTTTTGTGAAAAATATCCAGATGCTCCAGAATGTGGCTTAAAAGATTATTAAGTGTATTTATATAATGGCCACCATATATAAATCTCGTTCAGGACGTATTATCAAAAAACCAGATTTATATGAGCCAACGGAAAG